GCGAACTGGCAATTAAGACCAATCTGCGCGGCAGTCACTCCGGTGACAGTTGATGTGCCGACTTGAGCCAAGAACTGCGCGGCAGGATCATTGATGACATAGACCTCAACGTTATTCGCCGCAGCGACATCGCTTCCAGGCCAGTAGTTTGACCACGTAGTGCGCTTCTGCGCGACAGATGGGTATTTACATCCCACGAATACGCCCGCAAGGGCTGTGGTGCCAGGACCTGGGCCTGTGGTGATGCCAGCGATAGTGCCGTCGGCCGCGAGCCGAAACACCGGATCGCCAAAGAAAATATTCGCGGTGTTGTAATTAGTGATACCGACGACTTGCTCGTAGGTCGGCGATGCACCAGTGCCGCTGCGCTGTTGAAACCCGAAAGGCGCGAAGACATTCGCCATGACGGAACACTCCTAATCGGAGGTCGTCATGCTCTACCGGAGAACAGAGAGACCTTTGAAAATCTTATATCGAAACTTGAGCACCGGGCCCAAGATGTGATGGATTAATTACACGCTTCCGCGCGCTTGTCAATCAAACTTCGCCGGAATGACGATAATTTCAATCGGCGGATGGTATTTCGGCTTGAGAATATTCAAGACTTCCTCCACGAGGCGTTCAAGCATTTCGATCTTGCGATCAATACGTTGAATCCTGTGGAGGATTTCCTGCTCTTCATGCGTCTGAAGAGTCACGTTTTTATCGACGAGCTGCGGCGGCCGCGGGGCTCACTGGTGTAACGGTGATCCCGGTGGGAGGGAAAAACGTCGGAACGGTACCAGCTTCGGTAAAGGTCTGAGTGATCGGCGTGCCAAGCGTGGTACCAGCGGTATCCAACGCGGTAGCAACTACCGTACCAGTACCAGCCGCAACGCTCGTTTGGAATGCCCACGGAGTGGGAGTTTCAACACCAGTCAGAAGAACTGCGGTCTGTGCAACACCAGTCGAATCGGTTACTACAACGCTGGTCGAAGCGAAGGCTACGCCCGTAGGCGTAGAGACCGCGGTGGGGCTTACAACTACCGCGACAATGATCGGGATCAGGGGAGTGGACATGGAGAAAATTCCTTCTGTATGAGTTTTGCGAGCCTAGCGCGAATTGTTGACAGACGTAAGACCACGCCTACCGTGAGTTCGTGTAGTCTAAAGATACCCTCCGCCGTCTAAAAAGCAAGTTCTACAAAAAATGTGCCCTAGCATATGTGCGCGCTTATCGCACATGGCGCAGAGGACGAACTGGACTGGCTTTGCATCAATGGCGTTCACTCGGTCGGAATCTTCATCGGCTCGTAGCTCTTTTTTATTTTGACTAATGAGTCACCCTTGTTATTCCGCTCGAAATGACCAGCTTGCGCGCCACTCAATTGCGCTTCCTTTTGCCCTACTTGTTCGCGTGCTTTGCGATTCTCGCGCGCAACGGCCGATGCGGTAATTTCTGCAGGCCGCTCCATCAATCTTTGCCCGTCCCGGTCGATGGTCATGCCCTTGTAGTTATCTGGCATCATCTCAGGATGTCGATACGCTGGCACTGCTTCCCAGCCAGCACGCGCGATTTGAACTTGATAGGACGGATCTTCCTTATTCAGCACCGTATGCATCTTCCATTCGTAGGACCAGCCATCCGGAATGACACGAAGATCAATCGCGAACTTATCCTCGCCTTCAGGGATGTTATCGCCACCCCAATGCTCGCGAAGTTCTTGAGCTCGCTTAGCGGCGCGGGTGCGCGGGTCGTCCTCGCGCGGTTGAGTCTGTGCGGTGGCAGTCATCGCGGCAGGCGCTAGTCCTGACGGCATTGGAGCGTGAGGGCCTGGACGGCGGCGCGGCGCGGCGTCTTCGCCTATCACTGGATCTTCGTTATCGGTACTCATTGCAGACGGCCCTCTCGTTTCAATAATTGCTTGTTTCTCGCATATTCTTCAACCGTCTGCCCTGTCGCTTCCGCCATTTCGACTTCTTGAGGGCTTAAAGTGACGACATTCGCGCGAGGTCCAGCACCATTTCCTGAACGTGAGACAGGAGCTGCGGCTGGCGCGGCTTTGCGGGCGGGTGCGGCAGCATCGCTTAAGACTTCTTCGGGCTTCGGGTCTTTCGTAGGCGGCGCATCGGTACTGCCAATGCGCAAAGTCTTCTCGATCGAGGCGAAGTACTCTGGCGTGTCGGCTGCAAGACCATCATCGATCGCATCTTCATGCGCGCAACATTTGGCGATTCAATTTCGTATCTCGCACATATTCAGGATGCGCCCGGACCCACGCGGCTGATCTTGGCGATAATGTAGCCGTGAATTGCTCCACTGGATCACTTGATTGGCGAGGTGTCGGCTTTGGCGCGCTCTCTAAAGCTTTCTTGCCGCTTTCTAGTTGAATGAGCTTCGCTGAGTTATCCGACATCGACTCTTGAATCTCTGCGGCCTTATCGTAATCCTGAGCGGCGAGCGCCGCGGCGTATTCACCGCGCAAAGATTTGCTTGATGTCTTGATATTCTCGATTGCGGTGGTCACCAAGTGCAATCTGTTGTCATGGCTCTCGGTTCGCGCGGCTACTTCGGCTTGCGACGCCTCATTGGCGCGCCGTTCAGCGTCCGCTCGCGCCGCTTTTTCGTCTTCGAGCTGCTTTTTAAGTTTCTCAAGGCCCTCTTCAGGCTTAAGTACAGTGCGATCCGCTGGCGCATCAACCGGATCGGTCTTAACGATCTCGATTTCTGGATCTTTCGCGGCTTTAGGATCAATTTTTTTCGGTTTTTTGGCCGCTTCGGCGTCGAGTGCGTCAAGATCAATGCGGATTTCGTCGGTTGGGGTTGCCATGACTACCATACCATCCTCGGGTCAGCGACCCGTGCGCGAATCATATCCTCGAAAACCATGCGACATGGCACGTAATCTTCGCGAGCCAGCACATTGGGACGCATATTAACGTCAAGCGCCCATGCATCCGATGGTTTTATCACCACCCAGTCGTGCAACTGAATATCAAGGCCGTAGGTGACGCCCGTGCGTTCATCGGTGCGCACGAAGCGACACGCGGATCCGATCTTAAGTACCAAGTGCGCTTTAGCCTGATACAAATCCTCTTTCAAATTCTGGTGCGGCAGGACAATTCCGCCAGGCGTTTTTTCATCGCGCATGTAAATCGCGACTAGGACTTCGTTATTGGCTATTTCGTAGCCTGATAGGTCGCCTACTTTGTCGAGAATCCGTTTTTTTAGCGGGTCGATATCGACGTGCGGTTTTATGGCGGTCGCGGGCATGATTTACCTTTTACTGATGATGGTGTTGATTTCTTCGCAGTACGCATCCGATACTCGCCGAAGCGCATGGATCTGGCCGACATGGTAGCGATAGGCTGCAAAATCTTGAATTGACGCTAAACCATCCAGCACATCGCGCAATCGCTCGATTTCAGCGGCGATTATTTTTTTAAGTTCGGATTCGAACTGAGTACCGAGCGTCTGCACAAATCAGCCGTAAGCGCGCGCCTTCTCTAGCCGTCCAAGCCCGCCGCCTGCACCTGAGTCGATAGGATACGCCCGACCGCCTGATTTACGTCCCATTGGCGGCGGACCCATCGGAGCCGATGCCCCTGGAGGCGGCATCGGAGGCGGCGCGCCTTGATGCAAACCAACCGGACCACCTGGTGGCATGCCGGGAGGCGGCATCGGCATAGCTGGTTTCGCAGCACCACCGCCTGGCGCGATGATGATGTTGATGTTCGTGCCTTTCTTCGCCCGTCCGCCTTTGGCCCTCGCGATGCGCCCGCCTTCAGGACGCGAACCGCCATAGGAAATGGGACCACCAGCAGCTTTTTTGACAGCACCACCCATGCACTTTGCGCACTTGCATTCCTTTTCATGAACTTTGCCGCCAGCAGCGCGCATGATCGGACGCATGCCGGGACGTGGTGCGGCATTGCCGACGCGCGGCTGCATGCCAGGGTGTGGGCGTCCCATCATCGGACCGCCGGCCATTTTCTTAGCGCGTCCGCCTTTCTTCATGCCGCCGTCGTGCTTGATGCCATCGCGCTCTTGGTTAGCCTCTTTCATGTCGCGGTTCATGTACGAATCCGCGGTCATGGCGGAACCGCCAGATTTCCGCGGTTTACGGCCAGCATGCATTTTTGAGGCTTCGCCGTGCACTTTTCCGCCGCTCTTGTACTTGTTGCGCGAGATTGGGCGCATGCCTGTCTTTACTTCGGCATTCATCGGTTCTGGTGGGGTCCAGGATGATGCGTCCACTTTCTGGTGAGGATCTGTGCTGGTAAGGCGATTGACCTTGGCCTTCGCTTGACTGCGGGCCTTTTCGGACATCTCGCTCATTTTTGATACCTCATTTCGCTGAAACTAGTCCAATTAACAAGGATTTGCAAACTTTTACAGTATAATCCGGGTTCCGGCAGGCGCTAACCACAACGCCTGTCCAGAACCCTAACCATCTAAATGGAACGAGCATTCAAATGGCTGATATCCATCATACACTAGCAAACCATGTCGTAATTACTTCCACAGGTTGTATGGAATGGACTGGCTGGAGAACCGAAGACGGATACGGACGTATCGGGTCTGGCAACAAAAAGAAATACATGCATCGTATTTCATACGAGTTAACTTTCGGATCGATCCCTGATGGGTTATGGGTTTTGCATAGATGCGACAATCCACCATGTTTGAATCCTAATCATTTTTTTCTCGGTACCTTGAAGGATAACTTTCAAGACATGTACAGGAAAGGGCGTCAGCGAGGCCCGCAAGGTGAAAAACACAACAAATGCAAACTCACGGCAGAGCAAGTTTTAAAAATAAGAGATGACGAGCGGCCGTTAGCTGCCATAGAAGCTGAATACGGGATATCTAATGGGACCGCATCAAAGATACGTAATCGGCTTATTTGGAAGCATCTGCCTTAGTTATTTCAAACCATTATCAACATCGTTAATAATTTTTCTCGCTTTCACTCCAACTCCGCTAGTAGATACTTGACCGCCTCCCTCAGTTGTCGGCGCGCGTACCAAGTTCCCAGCAAGGCCTATAGCTGTTTCATGCAATTTAGCTAGCCGATCCTTGTCTCGATTCTGATTTTCAGTCTCGGCTTCTTTTTCGCGCACGGCAACTTCACGTTTCTTGGTCTCTGCATCCATAAGTTTAGCTTGAGCCAAAGCTTTATCGACTTCTGTATCTACTTGCTGCGCAGGTCCCGCAGAGGTTGACTCTGGTTTAGGAGCGAGCGCCCCTGTTTTTATCTTTTCCGCAGTTTCAGCTGCTGCTGCCTGAGCTTCTGTCATTCTCGCCTTCGCCTCTGCTGTCGCGGCATCGGCCTTAGCTTTATCATTCGCCATTTCGTTTTGCATTTGAAGCAACTGAGGTGGGGGCGAAGCCCTTGCTGCTGGAGGTACGAAAAATTGTTCAGGGTTAGACCATCCCATAGCGATCAATGCAGCCGTATCAATTGCGATTGGATCGTAGAGATTTTGAGATGACGCTTGCAACTGCTTCAATCCAGTAATTTTTAGCATCCGCTGTCCCATGCTCGCCGTATTAGGGTCGGCCTGCGGTACGAGTTCGCAATTATTCGCCGCCTGCATGAACTTCGCAACATCCCACACGGTTTTCGATTTGCACTTACGTCCGAACGATTCAGGGTGATCTTTGAACACCTTCACAATCAATTGAAACTCTTCTGCCTGCGCAGAGTGCATGCGCTTATGCACGGAGTTCACGATTTTTACCGCTTGGTCGATCAATGCAAGCGTGGTACCTACAGGGGCTTCGGCGCGACCTTCGCCTACCTGCAACTCTGACGTGCCGCCAACGCGCTGACCAGTCTCCACCATGTTGTTGACTAGATCCATCAACGCCGGCTGCCCTGACGTGTTGTACGGCAGTGGCATCACTGCCTGATTGATCGGCATTCCGTTGGTGTCAATCTGAGCCCCGCCGCCTGGTGGTACGCGAAATATGTTCGTATTCTGGCGCGTGCCAGATTTCGCCATCAAAAATCCAGGGAAATTCGCGTACATGCCATTATCAAGCATCTCGCGCCAAGCGGCTGTCACCGCATTTGTGGTGTTTCCCAAAATATGCAGTAAGCCAATGTCGTAGAATCCCAATCCTGGCACAAACGTGTACTTCACATAGCGCGTCCGTGCGGTGGGTAATTCCTGATCGTCTTCCTCGAAATTTCGCGTGACAGATAGTGCCTTGCGGGATGATTTATCGATCGTCACCACGTATGGTATCTCTAATCCTGACTCTTCGCCGTCGTGCTTATGCTCGAATCCTTTGATATCGAGTTCACAGCAAATCTCGTAAATCTCGCGATCCCGATCATCGGGACGGAAATTATTGACGGTGAGACCTTGTTGGCTTTTCTTCTCTTCCTGCAGCGCATCTTGCGTAGGCTGTGCCGGATCTGGCAAATCAACGTCGCGATATACTTTCAGAATCTGCATGCGCTTAACCAGCGATGGGCGCATGTATGTTCTATGCGTGATGCGCCGCGCATCGGTTAAGTTCACGGCCGCTTGATTGACGATGATGTCTTCGGCATCGACAGATAAGGATACCGGGCGGCTTTTTATCGGGCAGTAGTACACTTTTTTGAACGTCGTACCACCAAAGCCTAGCATCAACAGCATGCGATCCGTGTCCGGATAGTACTCGGTCGCGACAGCCGTTAGATAATGGTTCATGTCGCGCTCGTAGTCGTTCGCGAGCTGATCCTCTTTTAGATCCGCATTGTTATCGTCGTTCCTGATCTTGACAGGTCCGTCCGTGGGGAGTAATTCTGATCTGGCGTTGGCCTGAAAACGTAGCACAGCTTCTAAAAGGAGGGGGTGCCTAACTTTTGACATTCCTTCGACGGGTGCCCCGTCGCTTGCGCCTTGAACATTCGGTAATTCTATCTTTAAGCCTAAGAGTTTTATGCCGAGCGCGCGATCTTCGATCCATTCTTTGCGCGACTCAATATCCTGATCCACCGCGAGCAGCAAATCTTCGGTGATGCGCGTCAGTTCGCCTTCATCGATCTTGTCAATCAGGTTATCGAACCATTGCAGGGGACCGTCATTTGCGGCACCGGTTTTACCCAATGGAGCGCCATCTAGGGATACCGAGATCGATCCATCTCCGTGATTGATGCGGAGGATATTCCCTTTCGTATCCACGTCCGGTACATCTACCGGATCATCGTCTGTCATATCAACGATGACTTTAGCGGGGTCAGGCAGTTCAGGATCGGGTTTACCGACTATCCGAAGGTTGGCGTTTCCTAAACCTGCGACGGCGGCCACTAGAGCGACGACAGTATATGAAGTGGGTGCAGCATGTCTTTCTGGAACAATTCAAGCCCCTTAAAAGCCGCGGAATCATCCGACGTAGCGGCCACGTCATAGACGCGAATTTCACGGCTAGGAGCCTTACCCTTCACGGTCACGCGAAATAGCCACGGTCGCTGGTGGCGCGAGATCAAGTCAACGGTGGCATCGGCCAAAAATAGGGACATTGGCGGATAGTACCTTAAACTGGGTACAAAGCCACATTCTGGTTACCAAGGAAGCGTTTGGACTCTTCAATGTCAGCAAGTCGCTCAGGTCCGCGCTGTAGCAATCCCATATCTCGCAAGGTTCGCAGTCCCATCGACACGCAGTCTACAAGGTCATCATGAGTAGATTTTGGAAACTGCCCGGCCTGCTTGATAATCGCCTGTGCCCATTTCGTATCTGGCGCATGCACTAATCCTTCCGCGAATAAATGCTGCACGGAATACAGTCGCGCCATCTTGTCTTGAGATTTTGGATCGAACAGTTGCACGCTGAAATTTTCGTTCGCATATAGGCGGCGAATTTCTTGTGCCACCGATATCCCGCTTGCTTTGTTCTCGATCATCAATACATCAACTTTTAAATCCTTCGCGCTCTTTGCAACCTTTGATACCAATTCATGTAGTTCCAATCTTGCGACCCAAGAATGCATGCACATGACCGCAGGCGCGCCTTCCACATAGGTGCGATTCGTGTACATAAGATTCCCATCATTGTCCCTAACCGTCGTGGCTTGCGCTTTTTGATCTCCTGAAAATATTCCCCATACGATCATCGCGCTCGGATCATTAACTGTCTTCGTTGTGTATGCGGTATCAAGTGTCATCAGCGTGAAATCCATCGGCGGGAATGTTTCTCTCTCCCATAGCACCCACCAATCGGATTTTATGATTCCACCCCCCTTAGGTTCCGGCCGCTGTTGAATCTGCCCGGCAAAAGTCCAAGGCCCCATCGTGGTTTCAAGTCGCTTTAAAGACGCTTCGCTGAATCTTTCAGGCCATAGCAACTGATTCGGTTCGGTGCGCGGATCTTTCCATCCTATCGTCGTAATGAATGAACGCTCAGGCTCATAGCGGCCCGGCAAAATCAATTGCGTCCAGCCTTCCAATTCGTGCTCTTGAATGTGACCAGTTAAATCATTTTCTCCAAGTCGCTGTTGAATGATGATGTACGCGCCAGTTTCTGGATCATTCAATCGCGATGGCATCGCGGTCGTCCACCAGGTTATGGTTTCCTCGATCGTGGCTTCGGATTGGATTTCATTGGCCGCGTTTGGATCATCGATACAGATGATATTTCCGCCTTCTCCGGTGACGCCGGCGCCGATGCTTGTTATCAATCGCTCGCCGCCTTGATCATTCGTGAAGCGGCTCTTAGTATTCTGATCAAAAACTAATTGGAAGCGATGTCCCCATAATTGCTGATACCAAGGAGACTCTATCAATCGACGGCACTTCACGGAGTCTCGAAGTGAGAGCTTATCTGCGTAGCTCGCAAATAGAAACGGTACGCCAGGCCCGGATGTCGGACTTATCAATGGCTGCGCCCATGTCCATGCAGGGAAGGCAACCGATAGCAAAAGGGACTTCCCGTGCCGCGGAGGAAGGTTGATGATCAGCCGCCGTATCTGCCCGTCGACCACCGCTTGCAAGTGCTCGCAGATGGCGTCCAAGTGCCACCCGTCGATCCACTTGCCGGGGTCCATATAGCGCCAAGCGGCTTTCAAAAATTCGTAAAGAGATTCCTCAAACTCAGCGCGATCCAGGTCGAGCAATTGCAGTTTTGGATCAATTTTCGATAGGTCAAATCCTGGGATCATCCGCTGAGGATAACGTAAGCCCGTGACGTGGGCCAATCGGCCGCCTCACTAAGCAGGGAAAGGCGGCGAACCCTCTCTCAGGATTCGTTACTTCGTGATGTGCTTGACGGCCCACATCACCGCTTCTTCGATCTTCGTCTTGGCAATCGACATCTCGCGGCTTTGGACGCCTTCGCACATGGCGTAGAACTCCAAGCCCTTATCCTTGATCGCTTGCATAAAATCTTTTTCTGCCTGTGTCAGCACGCGGTACTCGTGGCGCATAACGTTATTGACGGTCCGCTCATCACTTGTGGACGGAATTGTTGCTGTCTGCCCCAATGGCCCAGACGCTTGCGCTGCCAGATGGCACTTCGGACACATGCGGTCGTCGGCACCTTTAAAATAGCCACATGTCGGGCAAACGTGTTTGGTACTTTGCTATCGGCTATCATACAGCGGCGGTGGTGCTAAGCGACATCGTTCAATTTCCGTGCAATTCCTGTGTACGCAGCCTTGCGCCATGCGGCGTTCTTGAGTGTTCGCAAACTCACGCCCATTTGATGCGCCATGACTTTCCATGATGGTTTTTGCATGCGCGCACCGTGTACGTACCATTTGTCGATGGCGCGCAGTTTAGGATAGGTGAGCGCATGTGGACGCCCGCTCATTCAATCACCGGATCATCATCGGTCGGTTCCACCGGATCACCTTCACCACCATTTGCAACTCGCGTAATCATCGCTCGCAGCGACTGGCGCTCCTCAAACGTCAATTTACTACTGTCTATGATCGGCGCTGCATTGCGCTTATCTTCCATCTCGATTCTCTTCGATGGCGGTGCCCACTCAGATCCGCCACGCCTATCTAATATCGCCATGCCGACCTTGGATGCGGCAGGGTCAGTATCCGAGGTCGCGATACGCAGCATGTTAGCCGCGACGCTCGATATGACCTCTGCGGCGCCTAAGTCATAGTCATCCGCATAGTGAGACATCATCATCGTCACGCTGATGCCTAGCATCTTGGCCGACAGCGTTTTAGGCAACCCCAATCCGCCGAATCTTTTCACCATGCCAGCGAACACGGGTGATGGATGCTCACCTGCGTTTCGCAGCAGTTCGATACGCGCCTGGTGCTCACGCTCGATAATGTCGAAGCGCTCTTTCATCCACAGGGAAATCATTTCGCGCTTCGAGTCAGGCAGGGACGGCAATTCTGGATCGTCGGTCATTACTCACTCGAAGAAGTCAGTTCCTTCAATTCGGTTTGCTTCTCAATGCAGAGCGACCATATATAGATTACCCAGCCAATGACCCAAATGGTTCCCCAGACAGCCCACACCCATTCGGGCGCGTGGAAGTGATCTAGCATCAAGAACCAAGTCATTGTGCTGGCCACCGGAAGATGCGTTGGCATTTGGTTTCTATTTATAACCTTCTTACTCTTCAAGAGGCTTTCCTTACCTTGCTATATTGATCGTCGATCATGGCTTCGCGGCGGCATCAAAAGCGAATGCATCGGGCAAATAGCATCCCGGTGCAGCAGGCTCCAATCAGGAACCAAATAAATAACGCCCAGTGCATCGTAATCACGACTTCGCTTCTCCGCTGGCATCACGTGCTGAGTTATCGAACTCAGGCCAGGGCTCATCGTTTGCCAGCGCGACAGCGAAATTAGCAACTCTACAAGCGAAGCTGTTGGATAGCGGTCGGCTATCGAACGGGTCGCCGCGAAGATTGGAGGCAATCACCAGCAACCCTAAGCGCATTCGTTCGGCGTTCATTACTTTCCCTATGGATTATTCGCTGCCGCCAGATTTAGACGGACCCATCAGATCATACCCGCCAGCCTTGCCCACACTCCTGGCCCACTTGCCTCGTCTCTCTAGCAATCCTCGAATATAGTCGTTCAACTTCTCGCCACACTCCCACGCCTCAACCTCGAGCGCGGCCTTCAATGCAGGCGTTACAGGGATATGGATCGTCGCGGTGCGACCGTGGATCGCCATATCACTCCGTGCACGACGGATCGGACGGGCAGCTACTCTTGCCCTGGCAACGATGCGGCGCGTAGCAGAACGCCGGACAATTGTCCGACTGCCACAGTACGGGAACTGCCGGATAGGGTAAGCGCTTGCCGTTCGATACCACCTTGCCGGTGATGTTCTCGGCACGAATTATCGCATCGGTGATCTTCTCACCCTCGCAGCAAGCGTGAGTGCCGTCGGTGAAGGAGAGCCAGAAGGGGGTCACTCGGTCACCTGCGTAGACGGAAAACGTATTGGAGGAACTGGGCCGCTCACGGTACCACCGTCCCACGGATTACGAACTCGTGCACTTCGTTTATCACGCGCTCTTCGTACTCTAGATCATTGTCTGGCGGCCAGTAGAAATCGTTCACTCGCTCGAGTATTGCTTGGGCTTGCAGCAGCTTCGCGGTGATGGCCTCGCGCACGCGCCGGCACTCGGCGAGCTCGGCTCGGACTGGCGAGGCTGCGCGCAGCAATTCAAAATCAGCGTCGTTCATGACCAATCCTTAGCCGCACGGCTTCCATGACTCATGGCGTGCCCTCCGGCGGCAACCGAGATGCGACATCGTTCAACCATCGCTCGATCTGTGCCTGCATCGTCGTGTCCTTTTTGGCGCACCATACCTTAATGCGGCCGTGTGTCATTTGCGTCAAGGTCAGGTTCACCCTCTTGCGCTTCTGCGTCACTTGCGTCTGTGTCGTCATTTGCGTCAATCGTATCATCTGCGTCATCTTTGTCAATCACGCTCTCAATTTGGCGCATCAACTTGTCTTTCTCGACTGGGGTGATCGCGCAACTGCGCATCGCCTTGCCTACGTAGTCCTCATGCTCTTTGTCCGATGACCAACCTTTGAAACTCATCGCGCGAGCGCGCATTTTCAACTGATCTTCATTCATCGGCTTAGGTCCTGCGGGCTTTGACGGGATGATCGGACTTGCGTCAACTGGCCATGGCGGATGGTAAGTGTCAATGGTTGGTTGCGGATTCCAAGGTGCCCGAACACTCGGAGCGTATTGAGGCGTCTTTACCGGCGCCGACCCTCGCGCCAAGGCGGCCAGCGTCGCAGCTAGATACTGAGACACCGAGCGGACCTCCTTGCGCGCTTGCGCACGCACCCACTTTTCCGTCGCCTCATCCACGTAAGTTGTTAACTGATTGCGTTTGGTAGCCATAAAGACACATTACCATACAGCTTAGTGCCGCACAATGATGTGATGTACTACCGAGAGTACCTTACTTTAATGTACTACAGAGTAATGTACTTTTTTGGCAATTTTTTTGACATTTTGTAGCTGATCGCGTGGGGCAAAGACCTAGTACATCGGGTCCCGCGATCCTGAATTTAGGGGGTGCCACCCCTCGAAATTGCCTATTGGTGAGCCGGCGGCCGATACGGCAGGACACAAGGCGAGTATGAACTCTGCTCATGTAGCTCACGAACTGTATCGGCCTGCACTTCGCATAATAACCAGTATGTTCAATAGAATGCACAGTCAATAGTACGTATATATATCATTACTATCAATAGTATACTCGCATTATATGATGCTAGATATATCGTTATTATTCGTTGCTAACAGGATATCAACAGTTACAGATCGTTGCTGCTCTGCAATATTTTCATGTTGTGTATAACTATGTTGCTATGCAGTATGAACCGCGAGCAGAACAAGGGAGGCAGAGCGGCAAGCAACCCGGCCAGAATCCTAGTTGATAACTTTCGCTTATCAGTAAGTGACGGCTTACACATTTAAGTAAGACTGTAAGGACTGTAAGCGAGACTGTAAGCTATAACTATCTGATTTATATCTATATATTACAATCTTACAGATAATACAATGATATAGCATGATGTATGAGATAGTTAGAGTTAGAAAAAATAATATTACGTAGAAATGGAATGTTGCGTTTTAGACTGTAAGGACTGTAAGAGACCATTCAGCGCGCAACCGAAAAGTCCGTAAGCGACTGAAATATCAGATGTTTACATTGGGTGAGTCGATCGGAACAGTCCGCAGATAGGACTGTAATGACTGTAAGAGGACTTGGCGGACGCGCCACCAGCCGAAAAGTCTAAGGCCAAATCAAGGCTCGTTAAGGCTTATCCTCAACACTCACGCGAATTGGCTTGACATATTGGCGCACGTTATCGATCGTCTTCGGTATCCATCCGTGCGCCTTTAATATATTGCTGATGCGCAGCTTATTGGATTGATTCAAATCCTTCTTCTCAACGGCAATTGCATCAGTGAGAATTTTCACCGGGTGGACGGGGTGCCCAGCGCGTTCTCGCTGTTGGCAATACATCAACACATCCTCTGTCCAGGGGTCCTCGGAGTTGCGAGCTCGCTGCTCAGCAGAGGTATCATCAACCGGCATCTTGTAAAATGCCTCGCCATCCTTGTATGCGCGCAGCGCTTCGGCAAAGATTTGTTCGCGCTGTCCACGCAGCACCTCGAGGTCGATGCCTTTACAGCGCAAAGGCCAATAACGTCTAATCCCACGCATTTCAGGCAAATAATCGTCTGTCTCGGAGGTCGCTGCAAAAATGCACTTGCGCTTATGGTCTTGATCAAATCGACCATATTTCATCCGATATCGGTCGGTTCGTTTCGTAATAGTTGAAATCACATCGCCGTGATCTCGGCGACTGAACCCGGCCATATCTGGGATCTCGATTAGCCATTTACCCTGAACGCTTTGAATAAATTCATTACTGCCAAATGCCGTGCTAACTGCGGCAAACCACCGATCGCCCAATATCTCCAAAGCCGAGGATTTGCCCTCGCCTTGTGTTCCCTCGAGCACCGGCATGTGGTCGGCTTGAACGCCTGGAACATAGGCCCGTGCAATCATGGATATAATCCAATTGCGCCCAACAGCCATGCTGTATGGTGTTAACACAACACCTAAACAGTCACCGACCCAAGTCGATAGTCGTTCGTGGCTATCCCACTCCAGACTTTCTAGCCATTCTTGTACAGAGTTGCGCTCATTCTCGTGCGCGGCGTGGCCAATGGCGTCCTCCAATAGCTTTAGCGAGAACTTGGGGAGTTGTAATTCTTGCTGAATAAATGTGGTCAGCCGTTTGGTGTCGACATCATTCCATTCGCGCGGAGTGGGGCCATAAACGGTGTGAAAAATGCGTTCTCTAAAATCGTCCCACCAGATTTTCTCTTTATATTTAGGGTGAAATCTAATGATCATGCTGGCGTTGGAAAGCGTCGGATGCGGCACATCCTTGTTGTCTACCGCTAGCCGCAAATCCTTCCATATGACTAGATTCGATCGCGGCGGCTGCCCGTCAGGGTAATCCTCATCGCGCTTACGATTTTTGGCCGGCAGGAACTCAGCATCAATCGGCGCGGCATCATCGGGAGTCGCCGGCTCCGCCGTTGCAGCCCCTGAACCCTCAGTCATGGCAACAACCGAAGGCTCAGACGCCTCCTGAACTGCAGCGGCTGGAGTCGGCTCCTTGGATGCTACCGTAGTGACGATGTGATCACCCGCCCATTTGGCAATTTGCTTGGCGTCCATGCCTTCGGACACCGCATCGGCGATATCCCAGCCTGGCGGCTGCTGCCCGTTGGGCTGTACCACTCGCACGCGCGACGCTATGTTGGCTAGGACACCGGCGAGCTGCGCCCCCGCCCGGCTCCCTGGATCGTCCGCATCAGGCCAAATGATGACATCGCGGCCCTCGAGGCACGTCCAATCTGTATGCTTGACCGCGCTAGAACCACCCGCCCAGGTCATGCAGACGTATTTTTTTAAGGTGTGCGCTGCAATATCGGCGCATTTCTCACCCTCGACAATCAACACTGGCGCTTGCGGATGCTTTGGCAGCAGCTCGGCGTGATACGCGGGCTTGGGCGCCGGATAGGCGTGGCCATCCCATTTGCCGTTGCGCCAAGTCCATTGTGCGAAAGTCTTACCGTTGGCTAAGTCGTAGCGAGTGACCGCGAAGGCCCGTCCGTAGCGATAGCAGGCGCTCGCTACGCCGTTGGTAGGATGCGGTGCAGGATCGGGCGCATCCTCCGGGATCGGCTCAGGGCGCCTCTCAGGGGCTTTGGTGCGGGGTAATTTTGGCGCTTGCCGACCCTCAGTGACGCCGACTAGGGCTGCGACCTGCTTGAGCGCGGCACCGTTGTTGATATGGTTCAATGCAGCGTAGAGCGCGATAAGGTCCCCGCCGCGTTCCGAACCTGCTCCATGCATCCATGCGCCAGTGTTCAGGTTTACGGTCCAGGAATCGCCTATACCGCCGTTAGCCTTGCGCTCCCCCAGCCATTCATGCCCGCGGCGCTGGCCGCCCATCCACTCAGGTAATAGAATCAACGCGGACGCTAAGGCCGCAGCTCCGACATCCTCGAAAGACAGGGCCATGGGCCGCTAAGCGATATCGGGTTGCGGGGTTTTCAGTCGCTCTAAGTGCTGGCGCACCAGAGCCTCGACGGCGGCGGATTTGTTGCCGCCGCACAGTAGCCCGAGGGCACTGTGGATTTCAGGATCAAGGTTGACATTGAGATTAATTCGCTTGCCTTTTGGCAGCCGTGGACGGCGATTTGCATGATCCATAGATGGTGTCCGAAATGAGTGTGCATGTATTGTTGCGGACGTAGAATTTAGACCCGCGACCGACGCACAGTCAATAGATTATGTCGCGCGCCCTGAAATAATTACGCGAGCCTCGTCGACCGATCGTGCAACCCCCGCGCGTCCGCCCGCCATGCGTACAGTTTTTATAAACGCCGCCTGCTCTTCGCTGAGTCTGCCATTCTTAGATTTCGCCTCGATCGCGGTAAATATTCCACCGCTCGACCATCCGGCGATATCCGAGAATCCCGCAACGGCTAATTTTACTGGTCTAGGGTAAGAGAGAACTAAGCGCGTCGGTGACTGCTCAATGATTTTCCCTTGCCAGGCGAGTCCGGAATTTAGTCGGAACAGCCTACAGTCTCCATGACTGAATTCGCCGATGATCGCGGAATAGAGTTCGGATTCGCTCACGCTTGCGCCACGATTCGCGAAATGGTCGGCTGCGATACTCCTAAAAATCTAGCGAGTTCTTTCTGCGTTGCGAGCCTTCGCCGATATACGTGCCAGACGAATTGCCTCAATCGTGCGTCAAGACATTTATGCGACATCGAATAGATCGCCCATTGATCGCTTCGCTTGCCGTAAATTCTCGACTGCCGTCTCCCAGTATGATCGCTTCAATTCGCATCCTATGAACTTCCGTCCATTCTGAAGAGCGACGTAGCCTTCAGAGCCAATGCCGGCGAATGGACTTAAGATCGTATCACCTGGATTGCTCCATAGCTCAATGCCGCGTTGGATCACTTGCATCTGTAAGGGGCAAATGTGGCGCTCGTCTTCGTGTTCTCTAGCGCTACGAAACTGCAAAGTGTCCGACGGATTGATATCCATCCAAACAGGGCTGGCGTAGTTTTGCCAAACTCCCACCGGAAATGACTCTTCGGTATGTGTCACGCGTTCCGTATTTTCTCCTGGCTTGCGCATCGTTACCAAATAATCCGGGATGCCCTGACGCGACATGGCGGAATCTTTTTTGAGTTGTTTATATAACAGTCCGAGCGCTTTCGTGCGTTGCATCGCCGTCACCGGATCTTTCCAAATGCAGACCTCACTATGGAATATCCAGCCTTCTTGCTCGAATAGCCGAATCAAATCGCCGCGAAAATCTCGAATGCCGATATAACCGTGATGCGTTTTGCTGGTCGGCAAGTTCATGCAATGAAAACTCACTAGACGACCAGGCATCGTCACGCGATACAGATCCTTCACCAAATAACCGAAGTGATTCAAAAACTCCTCTTGATACTTGCAATTCCCCATGTCGCGATCACTGGCGCTATACGTATACAAACTCGCGAACGGAGGCGAAAATATCGTGTAATGAATGGAATCAGTCGGTATCTCTTTGACAATATCTACGCAATCACCTAAATGCATCTGCCATCCATCGCTGGATATAATATTTGTCTCATATTCGTTCATGTTTCGCGTAGTCCCTGTGATGTTGGCGCGCATTTGTTCGCGCATGTGGTCAACGATTTGTGCGGCCATCTCGCCGGCTGCGGCGTCTTTGTCTTTGATGTTTTTTAAAACTGCGCCTTCTGTATCCGCAATGATGACATGCGCATTGACTTCGCGTAGTTGACCAAATCTATAACAGCGGCGAATCGCTTGATAGAACTGCTCCCAACTATCCGAGAGTCCGACAAATGCCATATGTGCGCAGAACTGTAGATTTAGACCAAATCCTGACATCGAGCTTTTTGTAACGAGCACTCGTTTTTTACCGTCCAGAAATGCCATAAGAGCAGATTCTTTTTCCTCGACAGACTGATTTCCACGAATCTCTATAGCGTCAGGAATCGCTTTGCGCAGCGCATCTGATTCGCCATTGAGATTGCACCAAACTACCCACGGCTGATCGCTGGAGTTTACAAGCGCCGCGCATTGCGCGACGCGTTCCGTGATCGACTCGCGCCGTGCCGCGATACGCTCCTGCAGGGTCGCGGCTTCTAGCGCGAACAAATAGCCGTCCGTAGGCTTATCAACGCGGATTACATGTTCATGTAGGGATAGTTTTGGCAGCACGAACGCGCCATCTTCATAACCCAAATCAGATGGCTTGCGAATCATCACCGACCACGAAGCCAGCCATTTCCAAAAGTCGCGCTGTGCATGACCTTTGAGCCGCCAAGATTGCGTTTCGCCGCCGTCGTGGACAAAGAACATCGACAGCATCTCGACGCGCGACATACTCCCAACGAATTGCGCGTGGTTGCCGAGTTCCATGTAATCATTTGGCGCTGGCGTCGCCGTGCATGCTAGTCGATATGGCGTCTGCGAGAATGCTTCGATTATCGCTGTGCGCGTTGCGCCATCGTAGGATTTCAAAATAGAAGATTCGTCTAATACAATGCCAGTGAAGTAACTCGGATCGAAGTGCGACAGCATCTCGTAATTGGTGATCGTTATCCCAGTTTCAACCGTCGACTGATTGCGGCAATAACGTACAGGGATGCCGAACTTATCGCCTTCGTGGACTGTCTGCGATGCAACGGCCAGCGGCGCGAGGATTAGTACGTTGCCTGGAATGTGTTTGGCCCATTCCAATTGCATCGGCGTCTTGCCCATGCCGCAATCAGCGAAGATCGCCGCTCGCCCGCGCTTCAGTGCCCATCGCACGATATCTGCTTGGAATGGGAACAAATGCGCAGACAGTTCTGGAATGTCAGTCAGGCCGCATAGTGGCGAGGTGATGGCTTTATCAGCCAGAAAACTGTCGTAATTCATACCTGAGCCACCCCTCTCGGACACGGCGGACAGTCATGGCCTAATGCTGTGCCGTGGCTACATGCACCATTACTTGGAATATGGATATCGTGCGCGGCAATAATGGTGCATTTTTGGCAGAGTGGTTGCGGCTCGGCATGTTTCCATCCCATGTTGCAGCAGCAACCGCCCATATTGACGATGACGCGATGTTGCGCGGCGATTAGCTCAGCGTCGGTCATGATGTGACGAACTCCCGCGTTGTGTAGCCGCACTCGCGACAAGTAATTCCTGGTGAATGCGCCTTGGCGTATTTGCAGCCGCGCATTCCGTGATCGTGAGAATTGTAGGAATCGTATGTGAATAATGGCGAGAACTTCGCCGAAATGCGCCGTTCTGTCTCCATCTTCAATACCTGCTCTGGCGATCGCAGTCGTACGTGGTAGCACATATCGCGCCAGTGCTGAGCGCGGCCATGCTCGCTCGTTGCGTTCACGAACTGATCATAGGCAGCGTCTATTAGGGATTCGCGGTCGGAGTCGGTCATCATGCTTGCTTCCTCTTTGCTAATCGTCCATTCCATACATGCTGTGCCCAGCCTGATTTGTAGCCTTTGATTCGTTCGATATCTCGTAATTGCTGCAGTGTTGACTGTCCTTGCGCTTGTCGCTCCCGCTTCTTCGCAATCTGCTCAGGCGTAAATTCCACCAGCTCGCCGTCTTTTTCTTCGATCTCTTGTCTAGGCTTTACCTCGAATATATGGCCACATTCTACGCACGTTGCGGCGCGCGCTGGCGATGCTGCGAAGCATTTAGGGCAGACGCGGATACCGGGAGGGGGTTTTTTCTTGCGCTTATCGGCGTCGCCTTCAAGGGTCCATTCTCGAGGATCGCTTGGCAATCCAAACTTCATCGTAGAGTTCACGTGATCCATAATCAGCGCATGGCTTTTTCCTGGCGCCGGTCGCAATATTCTCCCTATCTGTTGGCGCCATAATCCTTCGCTCGCCGTCGGGCGCAATAGAATTCCCGCGTGTACATTTTCGATATCTAGGCCCTCGCTGAACAAATCGCACGAAGCCATGACTTTTATCTTATTATCCCTAAAATCCTTGACCGCCATGCGCCGTAATTCTTTATCAGTGCCGCCATCAAGTGCAAGCGCAGAAATGTCGGCTTTGCGAAACTGTTCAGCAACATTATGGGCATGGGCTACCGACGTACAGAAGACAAGCGCCTGCAGTCCATCGGCAAGTTTTCGATAGTGCGAAAGCGCATCTCCCGTAATGGATGGCGTATTCATCAAAGCTTCGGATTCTTCGTGCTTAAAGTCGCCGGCACGTATATGTAGGCCAGATGTATCGGCAGTAGGCGGCGCGAATATGCGAGCTGGCGCGAGATATCCCATTGCCGTCAACTCTGAAATGGTAGGGCCGACAATGAGTTTGTCGAAGTGTGAAGCGAGGCCGTGGCCGTCCAAACGTATCGGCGTCGCCGTAAATCCGCATATTTTAGCGGTCGGGTACGCTCTAATGATTTTCGACCACTGCGAACCAACGCTGACATGATGGCACTCATCGATCACAATCAACGTGGGGGCCGCATAATCGCCAAGGCGGCGCACTAATGTTTGCACACTGGCCACTGCCACATGGTGATTGCTCGCGCGCCATCGACCAGCGCTGCGGTTATAGCCTGCTGCGATGATATCTGGCGTCACGTCGAACTGACGCAAACGCTCCACGATCTGATCCACTAGTTCGACACGATGGCAGAGAATAAGCACTCGCTTGCCGCGTTTCTCGGATGATTCTGCAATAGCCGCGAAGACCGTTGTTTTTCCTGAACCTGTGGGACTGACGTATAACGGCGCTTTGAATCCGCTAGCGAACGCTTCACGGATTTGCGCGATACCGGTGGATTGATATTGGCGTAACGTAATCACTTAATTGAAGTCTCGCACAAATCGTTTGACAAAGTAAAGCCGCTATTCTATAACGGCTTCTCTCAAATAACTCAGGTAGGAGCAACAAATGAATGCAGAAGTAGAATCAATCAGCGATCCCATCGAACTTGACTTGGCTGAAAAGGCCATCGCGCTTGCCAAGATACGACAACGATGGAGTGCTATCAAAGATTTCTATAGACCCATCGTCAATGCTTTTCATCGTCTCGGTCTCGAGCCGACTTTGAGCACCGATGTTGATCTGTCGTTCTCTGGCGATGCGGCAAAACTTGCTGCCGTCGTTCGCATTCTTCGCACCAGCGGATTCACGACTTCATCTGAACGTCCGAAGGCTGGTGAGACTACATGGTATGCAAGATACGTGCATCCTGAGTGTCCGACGAACGTATGGCTGTATTTCACGTCCTCGGTATGCAAGCGAGTGAAAATCGGCACGAAAATGGTTGAGCAGGATGTATACGAGACTCAGTGCGACGATATATCTACCAGTGTGCAGACAGTGGAATCCGTCAGATACGATGGCATTGATACCGCAACGCCTGAACTTGAGATGCCATTTTGAACGCCCATCTGCTCCCCTTAACCGCCGCGCAGTACCATGCGGACCCGGCCATACGTCCGAGCCTGTCCAATTCGATCGCTAAAATTTTGATCGATCAATCGCCGGCCCATGCGTGGTTGGCGCATCCGCGCTTGAATCCTAATTATCAGCCTGAGAGCGATAGCAAGTTCGATCTAGGCTCTGCCGCGCATGTCATGCTGCTCGAGCGGCGCGATGATTGTATCGTGCGCGTACAGGCCGATGACTGGCGCACGAAGGCGGCGCGCGAGGCTCGTGACGCGGCACAGGCCAATGGTCAATATGCGGTGCTGGAGCGTCAATACGCCGATATTGAGATGATGGTCAAGGCGGCGCGCGACTTCATAGACGATACGGAATTGAAGGGCATCTTTGAGACTGGCGAAGCGGAGCAGACTTTGCTCTGGCAGGAGGGCAACGCGCATTGCCGCATTAGACCTGATCTGTTGTCCGCCGACCGCCGTATCATATTGGACTACAAGACCACGCCGTCCGCACATCCGGAAGCGTTCATCATGCAGATCGGCCGCATGGCCTATGACCTGCAGGCTGAGTTCTACACGCGCGGGGTAGCGTACTTAACTGACGTTGAACCGCAGTTCGTTTTTCTGTGCCAAGAGTCAAAGCCGCCGTATGCGTGCTCACTGGTAGCATTATCAGGCGCGTACCGAGAGGTAGGAAAGGCAAAGGTCAATCAGGCCATTAAATTGTGGTCCGAGTGTATGACCACGAACGCCTGGTATGGATACTCGAACAAAATTCACTGGGGAGAGCCAAAACCATGGGATTTGGTCAAAGCAGAGGCCGCGATGGCGGCGGTGGAGGAAGAGGCGTGAAACTTTGCAGCGTTGAAGGCTGTGAAGAAATCGCCATCTGCAAAGGATGGTGCGACGGACATTATTCTAGATGGAAGAAATCCGGTAACGTTAACGCGTCCGTTCCATTGCGACAACATCGCGAAAAAGGAACCGGTACTATCCATGATGGATATCTGAGGCTCAGTATCGATGGCAAGTTAGTTCGTGAACACGTCATGTTGGCAGAAAAGGCTCTCGGTAAGGCACTTCCACCAGGAGCACAAGTTCACCACGTCGATGAGAACAAGCAAAACAATTCTCCAGGAAATCTTGTTCTTTGTCCCGATGACGCATATCACAAATTGTTGCACTTAAGGCAACGTGCCATTGATGAATGTGGAAACGCAGAGTTTCGCAAATGTCAATTTTGCGGAAGATGGAGCGATCCGTCGACCATGAAATACAATAGCCGAATGTTTCATCACGCCGAATGCCGCAGGGCAGATAATGCGAGACGAAGCGCGGCAAGGAAGGAATCGTAATGAGTTTCGTTATAAAAAAAGCTATTCGTGAACAAACTGGATTGATCATAGGTCTGGCTGGAGGAACGGGATCTGGAAAGACTTTTTCTGCGATGCGCCTTGCTTCCGGCATTGCCGGCGATCGACCTTTTGTTGTTTTAGATACCGAAGCAGGTCGAAGTCGACACTATGCCGATCAATTTAATTTTGATATTGGCGATCTTTCTCCACCGTTCTCTCCAGATTCTTATTCCGAAGCGATTAAGGCAGCCGATATCGCTGGATATCCAGTCATAGTCGTAGACTCCATGAGCCATGAGTGGAGCGGTGAAGGGGGAGTGCTGGAAATGCACGACGCCGAAGTGGATAGAATGGCTGGAACCGACTGGAAGAAACGCGAAGCTGTGAACATCGCTGGTTGGATCAAACCAAAAATGCAGCACAAAAAAATGGTACAGAGATTACTTCAAGTACGTGCTCACTTGATTCTTTGCTTCCGTGCCGAAGAGAAAATAGAAATGGTGCGTGAAGAAGGAAAGATGAAAATCGTTCCGAAGGTATCCATGACCGGTATAAACGGCTGGATGCCAGTGTGCGAAAAGAATCTTCCATTCGAACTGACCGCATCATTTCTGTTGACCGCCGATGCGCCTGGCATGCCGAAGCCAATCAAGCTGCAGGAGCAGCACAAGGTTATGTTTCCGCTCGATAAGCCAGTGGACGAAGATTCAGGCCGCAAGGTCGCCGCATGGGCATCGGGCGGCGCGGTCGCGACGACGATCACTCCCGCCGACTTCGACGCAATGACTCGCACCATGGACGTTAAAACGATGCCCGAACTAGAGCGCGCGTTCGGTACGGCGTACACTCGCGCAAAGCGGCTTAAGGATGATGCGACGATGAAGCGGCTTAAGGCTTATTACGATGCGACGAAAGAGTCGCTAAACGAAGTGACGATTTAACAGGAGATTTAAATGAGAATTATCCGTCAAGGTGATGTCGCCTTAGTGCGCGTCAAATCCATTCCAGCCGATGCTGTCGAGCAGAAGATCGAAGGACGTATCGTGCTGCAACATGGTGAAGTAACCGGACACGCTCACGCTTTCTACGATGACACGTATAACATTAAGTTATACGTAGCTCATGGTGGCGCTCGATA